GAGTTCCTCGCCGTGATGTTAAGTGGAAGAAAGAAACTCTTGCGGCAATGGATTTTGATCAGCAAAAATTCTCTCAAGAATTTGAGTGTGCTTTCTTAGGTTCATCTGGAACGTTGATAGAAGGCTCAAAACTTAAAACTATGGTAGACCTACAGCCTATTGCTCAGACTGACAAGATGAAGGTATATGAGCAACCTCAACAGGACCACGTTTACGTGTGTGTTGTTGATGTATCAAGAGGAAAGGGTCTAGATTATTCTGCATTCCAGATAATTGATGTGACTCAAATGCCATATAAACAAGTTTGTGTGTATAAAGACAACACTATTACCCCTATTGACTACGCTGAAATCATATATAGAAGTATAGAGAGATATAACGAGGCTTATACTCTAATAGAGGTAAACGACATTGGCGAACAAGTATCGGAAGTACTGCATTATGAATTTGAAGTTGAAACGCTAATGTACACTGAATCAGCAGGAAGAGCAGGTAAAAGATTATCAACAGGCTTCTCTAAAAGCGCAGATAAAGGAATCAGAACCACAAAAAATGTGAAGTCCATTGGCTGTAATATGCTCAAAATGTTGATTGAGCAAGATCAGCTAATTATTAACGACTTCGGAACAATAAATGAACTTTCGACATTCTCCAGACGTGGCAATTCTTATGAAGCAGAATCTGGAACACACGATGATTTGGTTATGTGTCTAGTGTTATTCGGATGGATGACCGATCAAACGTTTTTCAAAGAAGTCACAGACATAAATACTATCGATAAACTCAGATCAAGGAACGAAGAAGAACTTATGGAAAGCCTTCTACCAATTGGTTTCAACACTTATGACGAGGATATCCTTGACGATGAGCAGATAGGAACAGCCCAGTGGCTAAACTACTAAATTGCTGTTTTTATAAATATAGAAATAAAGAAGTTTATAACTTACAAAATAAACAAGGAGAAATGAGAAATGGCTTTTCAAACAAGTCCAGGCGTTAATATCAGCGAAATCGACCTAACGAATGTCGTCCCTGCTGTAGCGACAACTGAAGGCGCAATCGCAGGTGTTTTCCGTTGGGGTCCAGAAAATCAACGTATTTTAGTAACATCAGAGCAAGACTTAGCTAATCGCTTTGGCAAACCTGCTACTTACTACACAAACTCTGGTTTAACTGCACAGTGGACAAACCACGAAACATGGTTTTCTGCCGCAAACTTTTTAGCGTATAGTGATGCACTGTACGTTACACGTGTAACCCATAGCAGTACAGCCGCCGCAGGTGGTACAAACTTTAGCGCAAAATACAAAGGTAAATTAGGTAACTCTATTCAAGTATCGTCTTGTACTGCTACAGCAAACTTTGCGCCTAGTCAGAGAGCGGATAGATTAGACATCACAGCATATTCAAGCGAAGGTATTGTATCAAATCTGGCTGCGGCAAATAGTGCAGATGCTTATCTCACAGTGGGTACTAGAATTATTCTCACTGACGGACAAGAACTTGTAGTTAGTTCGGTAAACGCCGCTCAAACAGATGCTAACACCAGCAGTAAATTCCAGAGAAAGGTTACCTTCGACAGAAGATATAATCCTGCTAACGGATCAAATTACTCGCAGACTACAAACGGATATAAAACTCAGTGGGGAGACGCAGATATATTTGACAGTGCTCCTTCAACTGCCACTAGAATGCACGTTGTTGTACGTGATATCGATGGCGGAATTACTGGCACTGCAGGAACAATCCTAGAAAGATTCGAAGATATCGATACTACTGAAGGAGCAATTGGTCCAGATGGTTCCACTAACTTCTCACCAGAAGTTTTCGAAAATCGTTCAGATTGGATCAAATGTACTCCTGCTCAAGCAGTATTGCAAAGATCGCTAACTTATGCTCAGGCAACACTGACTGCAGGCGCTGACGGACAAGATGAAGTTGCTATTCAGCCAGCTGATCTTTTACCCGGATATAACTTATACACTGATCCAGCTGACGTAGATGTATCACTCATTATTCAAGGTAAAGCGAAAACAACAGTTCTTGCGAATCACATCATCAATAATATTTGTGATGTACGTAAAGATTGCGTAGCATTTATTTCGCCTGAATTAGACGATGACACTGTTGCTAAGATGACAGCTTTTGCAGGTGGTCTAACAGCATCTACTTTTGCAGTTGTGGACAGTGGATATAAATATCAGTATGACAAATACGCAGACGTATATCGTTGGATTCCGTTGAACGCTGATATCGCTGGTATTTGTGCTAGAACAGATGACGTAAGAGATCCTTGGTTCTCACCTGCTGGTTACAGTAGAGGAAATATTAAAAACGTTGTTAAGTTGCAGTTGAACCCAGCTAAAGCTGAAAGAGATTTACTTTACAAGAGTAAGATCAATCCAGTTATTACGCAACCAGGTCAAGGCACTATATTGTTTGGAGACAAGACTTTTGCTCCAACAGCTTCAGCATTTGATAGAATCAACGTGCGTAGATTGTTCATCGTTCTTGAAAAAGCAATCGGTGTAGCCGCTAAGTCTACATTGTTCGAATTCAACGATGACTTTACGAGAGCCCAGTTTAAGAACCTAGTTGAGCCTTTCTTGCGAGATGTTCAAGGTAGACGTGGTATCTATGACTTCAGAGTTGTTTGTGACGAAACTAACAATACCTCGAATGTCATTGATAGTAATCAGTTTGTTGGCGATATTTACATCAAGCCTGCACGTTCTATCAACTTCATCCAGCTTAACTTTGTAGCCGTTAGATCGGGTGTAGAGTTTTCTGAAGTAGTAGGTCAGTTTTAATAAATATTAATCAAAGGAGATATGAATAATGGCTTTCAACATTAATGAAATTAAAAGCCAACTGACCTTCGGGGGTGCTAAAGCATCGCTGTTTCAAGTACAGATTACAAATCCTGTAAATGCAATAGCGGATCTTAAAACACCTTTCATGGTACAGGCGGCAGCAATTCCAGAGAGTACTCTGGGTACAATCGAGATTCCTTATTTCGGTCGTAAAGTAAAAATCGCAGGTGACAGAACATTCGCTGAATGGACTGTTACTATCATGAATGATGAAGACTTCCTAATTCGCAATGCGATGGAAAACTGGATGGCTTCAATCAATGCACACGAAGGTAATACAAGACAGTTGGCAACAGCGGCAAGTTCAGAGTATAAGTCACAAGCACAGATTACTCAGTACTCAAAAACTGGTGTACCATTGAGAACGTATAACTTTAATGGTCTGTTCCCAACAGCGGTAGCTTCTATTGCTATGGACTGGAACACTACGGACGACATTGAAAGATTTGATGTGACATTCCAATACGATTGGTGGAACGTTGACGGTGGAATCACTGGCAACGGCGGCACTAACGCTTAATTGGGCGATAATTAGGGGGGAGAATGGTTCTCCCTCTTTATTAGAGGATTAACTATGGATTTATTTGGATTTGAAATAAAGCGGAAGAAGGATGAGAATGACAACATTCCATCTTTCGTTACTCCGCAAACTGATGACGGCGCTGTAAATATCGCCGCAACTGGTACTGGGATCAGTACTTTCTTGGATATGGACGGTACTGCAAAGTCAGAAGCAGAACTTGTACAGAAATATAGAACTATGATGCAACAGCCTGAGGTATCTCAAGCTATCGATGATGTAGTAAATGAAGCAATCTCTATAACAAACGATCAAAAAGTTGTAGAGTGCGTTACAGATGATTTAGATCAACCTGACAATATTAAGAAAAAAATTAGAGAAGAGTTTGACGGTGTACTTAAGTTATTAGATTTTTCTAATACTGGGTATGAAACTTTTCAAAAATGGTATGTTGACGGAAGAATCAATTATCATGTTATGATTGATATTAAAGCTCCTAAAAAGGGCATTCAAGAATTACGATATATTGATCCTCGCAAGCTTAGAAAAGTACGTGAGTATAAAAACGAAAAAATTGGTGATAAAGATAACCAAGCAGTAGCGAAGAAGATTAAGAACGAATATTATGTTTACAGCGAGAAGGGATTCAATAATATCAGTGGCAGTAAGCCACAGAGTTTTGCAGATGGTAGTACTCAGGGAGGAATGGCAGGCCTTAAGATTGCAAAAGATTCAATCGTAAATGCCAACTCTGGACTACTTAACGAAAATAGTACACTAGTACTATCACATTTACACAAGGCTTATAAGCCTTTGAATCAGTTGCGTATGATGGAAGACGCAGTTGTTATTTACAGAATTTCAAGAGCGCCTGAAAGACGTATCTTTTACATCGATGTAGGTAATTTGCCTAAGATGAAGGCAGAACAGTATCTACGTGATATGATGACTAAACACAAAAATCGTGTAGTCTATGATATGGCGACAGGTGACGTTAAAGATGATCGTAGACATATGTCTATGACTGACGATTTCTGGTTGCCTAGACGTGAAGGCGGTAGAGGGACAGAGATAACTACTCTGCCAGGCGGACAGAACTTAGGCGAATTAGATGACGTAATGTATTTTCAGAAGCGTCTACTAAAAGCGTTAAATGTTCCCATCTCAAGAATGGAATCTGATGCAGGATTTTCTTTAGGAAGAGCATCAGAGATTTCAAGAGATGAGATCAAGTTTAGTAAGTTTATTAGTAGACTAAGAGCAAGGTTCTCTACTCTATTTGATAAACTACTAGAGAAGCAATTAATTTTGAAGGGAGTGATTGCTCCTGAAGATTGGGCTAAAATTCAATCTAATCTCCGTTATGACTTCATGAGTGATAATCACTTTGAAGAATTGAAAACAAGTGAGATTTTAAGAGAACGATTAGGACTACTCAGAGATATTGATGAGTACACAGGCAAGTATTACTCACAAAATTGGGTACGCAAGAATGTGCTATATATGAACGAAGACGAAATCGAGACTATGGATAAAGACATTAAGGATGAAGAAGAAAGAGATTCTGATAATGACGATGATTCTAGTTCAGACATGGATTTCGGCGCAGAACATAAGATTGTATAGACTAGTTGTAAAAGAATATAAATAAAGTTATATAGATAAGGAGATAGTAAATGAGTGTGAAAGATTTAATTAAACATGCGATGGACAAAGACGCAACAGAGTTTGAGTCTAAGTTCCAAGATATTATGGCAGACAAAATGACATCTGCTATCGAAACAAAATATGCTGACATGTATCCTTCAGGCAAGGTAGAAGAAATAGAAGAGCCTGAAGTAGATGTAGAAGCGGAAACAACCGAAGAGTAAGGGGCAACAATGAAAAGCTTTAAGGAAATGCTTGCTGAGACTACAGATAAACCAAAGTCTCCAGATGAGCAGAATTTTTTAGACAAACATATCGTTGACAAGCGTGACCATCCTGTCGCACCAGATGATCAGTTTTCTGGCGAGATCAAGGGTAAGAAGAAAAAGAAGCGTGAAGCTGATCGTGAAGAAGGTCAAGATAA